TGTAATAGATACTTTAGCAGGTGCCCCAAATTGAGCTGGCATGTTTCTAATAATTGACTCGTAATCTTGTACAGTAACCGCTCTTTTTTGTGCAGCGAAGTTAAATGAAACGTAGTTTCTAATTTCTTCCAATGAAGGAACTCCCGCTCCACCTACAGCGGCAGTAACGTTAACACATCTTAATGAATTGATTACTGCAGAGTTTGTTGTCTCTGAAGGACCATTAACAAAAAATGAAACCGTACCAATTTGATTAATTACGTTTGTACCTAAGTTTGTTGCCAATCCACCACCTATTCTATATTGAATAAATAAAGTTGAATTTGGCGCTAAGGTAGAACCTAATGAAAAGTTGTTTGAATATTTTTGAAGTTCTAATGTAGTACCTAAAGTTGTGAATTGATTTAATTGGTCTTGAGCAGTATTTGTTCCGCCACCAAATGTCATTTTCTTAAATCCTTCAGGAGTATACTCAGTAATAAATCTATTTTGGGTTTGAATATACCTACCAACTTTAATACCTGGTTGGTCAGATACTTTTGTAGGGTCTTCAATAAAAACTCTATCTTCGGCTAAAGCATCTACCTCATACCATCTATTCTCCGCACCTAAAAATTCTGCGGTTGTCGGTGTGTTTGTGTATTGAGTACCGTTCTTTAATAAAACACTTGTAATACCTAAAACGTTTTTTTCAGGTAGGAACAATTCAAAGAATGGTTTAACATCATTTGCTCCAATAACTCTTTTAAACACTTTAGTTATACCATTAACCACAATTTCTCTTTTAGTAATTGTGTAATTAACTAATACATTGTTAGAATTAAAGTTTGGTATTTTTAATCTATTAGGAAATCCTTGAGCATTGTACGGTGATGCAAAATCAATATCATAAACATTTTCAAATACAACACCAGCACCAACAACTTGTGAACCTCTTAATAAAGTTCCAAGGTATCTTTCATCTTCTTTATCCCCATAAGCAGGTACAGTAATTGAAAAATCAACTAATGATACTGATGGTCTTTGACCTGGTAATTTTAAACCATAAGTTCTGGCAATGTTGTATATGGAAGACCTTTGTTGGGCATATTGTAGAACGGTCTCTTGAATACTTCTATCAATATTGTAATGTAGGTTGTCGGCAACCGCAGCGTTTAAATCTAAAAATACTGAGAATACTGAAGCATCGTTAAAATCTTGAATTAAATCAGGATAGTAAGTTTTAGCATAATTTAAGAGTTCAGTTCTAATTGCCTGATAATCTCTAGTAGTATATGATATTTTGTTATTTGCCATTTCTATTAAATATTAATAATCACAAAATCACTCTGAGCATATGTTGAACCATTTGTAGAATAATCTAATCTTATTTTTGCAGTATATTCTGAAGTACCTTTACCAGGGAATCTATAAATTGATGATTCACTTGTTCCTACAGTATTTTGTCCTGTTGCAATGTCAACTTCTTCTTGAGGGTCAGCAGGTGTTATACTTAAACTATTAACTAATAAGTTTGGCATAAAATTTTCAATCGCATCTCTTATGTCAGATTCTATGGCGTTAAAGGTTAATCCGTCAAAAGGTTCAAAAAGAAATTCATATAATCTTGTACCAAATCCTGGTAAAAAATATCTTGAACCTTTTCTTGTTAACAATAAATGAATTAAGTCAGCCTTAATTTCTTGTGCTTCAAGTTCTGTTAACTCTAAATAATCACCCTTTTTAGAATTTCTAAAAGGGAAATTAATACCATAAGTGATTCCATCTGCCATACCTATAAATATAATGTCGTAGTTTTTTCTAATAAATAGATTAAAAAACAAAATCCCAACATCGTTGGGATTTTTATTATTCTTTTATGATGAACATCCAAAACATTCAAATGGACTATCTTCAGGTTTTGTCGTTAACTCAGTAACTTCAAATTTTGGAGTTTCAATTTTAACTTTAGGTTGTGATATCTTTGAGACATCAACCGCTAAGTGTTTAGCTCCTGTTGAAATTGCTTTAGTTCTAACATAGTAACATAAAGTTTTCAATCCTTTTTCCCATGAATGGAAATGTGATGAAGTAATTTTAGATAACGTTGGATTTGCCATATAGATATTCATTGATTGTGATTGGTCAATGAACGGTGCTCTGTCCGCCGCCATGTCAATTAATTCTCTTTGAGATATCTCCCAAATTGTTTTGTATTTACTAATTAAGTGTTCAGTTCTTTTAACTTTCTTTGTGTAGTTTTTATCTTCAGGGTCAAGATGATTATTGAAATTAATATTTTGAATTGAACCTTCATTCATAATAATTTCATTTTTTAAATCTTCACTCCAAATACCAAGTTTCTCAAAGTCATTAATTAGGTATTTGTTTACAATCATAATTTCACCACCAACAACTCTTCTATTAAATAAAGCTGAGTGAGCTGGTTCTGTCATTTCAAATGAACCTGTAATCTTAGCCGAAGATGCAACAGGCATCTGAGCTGTAAATAGTGAATTACAAACACCATATTGTTTAACATCTTCTTTTAATGAATCCCAATCTAAAAATAAATCGGATTCGTTTAATCCCCACATATCAAATTGGAAAATACCTTTTGACATCGGTGAACCTTTAAAATGTTTGTATGGTTTTCTTCCGCCTGATTTACACAATTCCATACTTTCAGTGATAGCTGCGAAATAAATTGCTTCAAAAATGTTTTTATTTAAAGTTCTTGCTTCTTCAGAAGTGAAGATATAATCCATCAAATAAAATACATCAGCTAAACCTTGAGTTCCGATTGCAATTGCTCTTTGTTCAAGACCACCTTTTAACCCTTTTTCAGTTGAGTAGTTGTTTTTATCAACAACATTGTTCAATGCTCTAACAACTTTTCTTGTTTCTTCAATTAACAATTTGTAGTCAAACTTACCATCTTTAATGAAGTTCTTTAATACCATAGAAGATAACGTACAGATTGCTGTAGTTTCTTCATCTGTATATTGATAAATCTCATTACACAAATTTGATTGTTTAATTACCCCAATGTTTTGGTGGTTAGTTTTCTTATTTGCATTGTCTTTAGAACATAAATAAGGAACCCCTGTTTCAATTTGTGATTCAACAATTTTAGTCCAAACATCTTGAGCTTTAATTTTCTTACCAAGACCCATTTCAACCGCTTTGTTGTAATTAGATTCATACTCATCTCCATAACATTCTTGAAGTGGTTTGATACCCGCTTTCAAGATATCGTTAGGACAGAATAAGTACCAATCACCATTCTCTCTTACCGCTCTCATAAAGTTATCAGGCATCCATAGAGCCGTAAATAAATCTCTTGCTCTTAACTCTTCAGCTCCCGTGTTCTTTTTAATCTCAAGTAAGTCCATGATATCTTTGTGCCATGGTTCAAGATAAATTGCAGCACTACCAGGTCTTCTACCTTGTTGATTAAAGAATCTTAATGATTCATTAACAATTTTAAGGTATTTTAATAAACCACCCGCAAATCCACCTGATGAGTTAATTCTACTTTCTTTACTTCTAATGTTAGACATTGACAATCCAATACCCGCAGCGTCTGAAGAATATGTTGAGATATCATTCAAAGTTTGTAATAAACCGTTACGAGAATCTGAGTTATTGTAATGTAATACACAAGACGCTAGTTGAGGAACTTTTGTTCCTGCGTTAATCATAATCGGTGTTGCTGGTGATATAAGTTGACTTGACAATGAAGTGTAGTAATCAACCGCTTCCTCAAATGTATTTGTTACCCATAAAGCAACTCTCATGTACATATGTTGAGGTCTTTCAATCACTTTACCTTGAGGTGTTTTTAACAAGTACATTTCTTGTAATGAACGCCAAGCAAAATAATCAAAGTTATAATCGTTTTCATGATTGATAATTGCGTCAATATTTTCATGACCATAATCATTCATAATTTCAATTAACTTTTCATTAATCACATCACTTTCAAATAATTCCATAATAGTTTCAGAAAAACTATCTTTAGTTTCTTTGTGGTATGAAGAGATTGCAACTGACGATGCTAATCTTGAGTAATCGTGGTGACTACCAGTATAGGCAGCTGCGATTTCGTATACAAGTTTATCTAACTCTTTTGTGGTAATTAATCCCTCAGTTGGTACCGAAGTTATAACTTTAATAAAAATCTCGTCTGAATTAACATTTAATCCTTTCGCAGCTCTTTTAATTCTATTATAAATT